GACATCTTATATATATGTAGAAGCACCAAGTGTACAATTAGATGTTGATTATATAAGAATATCTAGAAGTGATATTTCAAATAGAAAATTAACATATATTACATATGATAATTTTTTACAAACATATAAAGCAACTGATGATACTAATAATAGTAGTAATTACTCTGCACCATTAAGAGTATATATATTACCAGATCATTCAGCTTTTGGTTTAAGCCCAAGGCCAAATACAAATGAATATACGGTAAGTTATGATTACTATACAACACATACAGACTTAGATGCTCATGGGGACAATATGAGTTTACCTGATAGGTTTAGAACTTTAGTTGTAGATAGAGCTAAATATTATACTTACATGTTAAGATCAGATCCACAACATGCACAGTTAGCTGATAGAGATTTTCAAAGAAAACTAAGATTATTAAAAGTAGATTATGCTACTAAAAATGATTACATGAGAAGTGATACAATAGGTGAAAGTATTGCTACAAATATAGGAGGTAGAGTATCATAATGGCTATAAATTTTAAAGGTGAAAAATTAAAAGAACCAGAAGATAATATAAAATATTCTGAAAAAAAATTTGAAAGACAAAAAAATAATGGTATTGCTGATGGTGTAGACCAGATGATGGTGGCTAAACTAAATCGTAAAGAAAGAAATGATTTAATTTTACTACAAACTAAAGAAGATAATACTGATACATTTGGACCTCTTACAGAAAAAGAACAAGAAAGATTACGAGACCTTTTATTAAAAGAAAAAGAAGATTAAATTATGCCAACTACTGATTTAATATCACCTTTCGTAGTAAGTTGTGCAGGAGGCTTGACACTAAATAAAGATGTGTTTTCTATGGCTCCTGGTGAAGCTCTTATATTACAAAATTTTGAACCTGATATTAAAGGTGGATATAGAAGAGTTAGTGGTACAGCTTTATATAATACTACAATAGTTCCAGAAGGATCAAGTAATACTAGTAAAACTTTAGATTGTTCTATAGTATTTAATGGTCAAATAATAGCTGCTAGAGGTGGTGATATACACAGAGGAACAACTTCTGGTAGTTGGACAAGTTTAACTACAGGTTTAGGTACATCTACTAGAGCATACGATTTTGAAAAATTTAATTTTGATGGTACTGATAAAATTATTATTGCAACAGGACATTCTCCTGCACAAATAATTAATACAAGTTATGCAGTAGATGTTGTAAATGCAACAGGTGGTGGTACTGCTCCAACTAATCCTAAATTTGTAAAAGCATTTCAAAACCATATGTTTTATGCAGGTGCAACTAATTCACAAGAAGTTATATTTAGTGTACCATTTGCAGAAGATAATTTTACATCAGCTAGTGGTGCAGGATCATTTAAAGTTGACTCAGCTGTTGTTGGAATGAAAGTATTTAGAAATGAATTAATTATATTTTGTACTGATAGAATATATAAATTAACAGGTACAACAGTAAGTAATTTTGCAGTACAAGAAGTAACAAGAAATATTGGTTGTAGAGATGGTGGTAGTATTCAGGAGATTGGTGGTGATGTTATATTTTTAGCACCAGATGGATTGAGAACTATTGCAGGTACGGCAAGAATTGGTGACGTTGAACTAGGATCTATCTCTAGACAAATACAGTCTAGAATTGATGATATTGGATTAAACAGAGTATCATCTTTAGTTATAAGAGATAAATCTCAATATAGATTATTTTATCCTACAACTTCACAAGCACAAGGTTCAGCAAAAGGAATTATAGGTGTATTAAAAACTAATCCAAATACTCAATCAATTGGTTTTGAATATTCAGATATGATAGGTATAAAACCTGCATGTACAGATTCTGATTTTATAAGTGGTGTTGAGACACAAGTATTTGGTGGTTTTGATGGTTATATTTATAAGATGGAAACTGGAAATACATTTGCTAATACAGCAACTAACTCAACAATATTAGCAGTGTATAGATCTCCAGATATGGTTATGGGAGATCCAGGTGTAAGAAAACATATGCAAAGAGTTAACTTAAACTACGAAGGAGAAGGTACAACGGTTACAGCAGATCTTGCAGTTAGGTATGATTATGATGATCAAAATACACCACAACCAGATAAAATATCAATAACGTCAGGTGGAGGTGCAGCAGTTTATGGAGTTGCACAATATAATAATGCAACATATAATGCATCAGGTATACCACTAATTAGACAATCAGTAGAAGGATCTGGATTTGCAATTGCACTAAAGATAGATGATCAAAGTAGTTCAGATGCATTTTCAATTAAAGGCTTTCAATTAGAATTTACTCCAGGAGGAAGAAGATAATGGCAGGCTATTCGGCACGACAATCAACATTCACATCAGGTGATACTATTACTGCAGCTCATTCTAATGATGAGTTTAATCAGTTATTAGCTGCATTTCACGCAACAACAGGACACACGCATGATAGTACTGCGGGTGATGGTGGACCTGTAACTACTCTTAGAGACTCTGATGCTTTAAACAAAATACTTGTAGATACAACTAATAACCATTTAGAATTTTATGTAGAAGTATCTTCTACAGCTACACAGCAATTAAGAATACAAGATGGTGCTATTGTACCTATTACAGATAATGATATTGATTTAGGTACATCAAGTTTAGAATTTAAAGATTTATATGTAGATGGTACAGCTTATGTTGATGCTATTAATTTTAATGGTACAGCTATAAGTGCTACAGCTGCAGAACTTAACATCATGGATGGTGTAACTTCTACAGCAGCAGAATTAAATATAATTGACGGTGATACGACAGCTACTTCAACAACAGTTGCTGATGCTGATAGAGTTGTACTAAATGATGGTGGTACAATGAAACAAGTTGCGGTTACAGATTTATCTGCATACTTTGATGATGAAATTACGGCAATGCCTAATCTTACATCAGTTGGAACACTTACAACTTTAACAGTTGATAATATAATTATTAATGGAACTAATATAGGTCATACATCTGATACAGATGCTTTAGCTATAGACTCAAGTGGTAATGTAACAGCATCACAAAATTTAACTGTAACTGGAGATCTTACAGTATCTGGTGATGATATTACTATGGGTACAAACACTGCAGGTAATTTATTAATTGCAGATGGTACAAATTTTAATTCAGTAGCTGCAGGTAGTTTATCTGAAATATCTACAGTTGCAAACGATGATGTTTTTATAGCAGTAGACACTTCAGGTGGTGGACTTAAAAAAATTGCAAGATCAACAATCGTAGCAGGACTTGCTACATCAGGTGCTATATCAAATGTAGTAGAAGATACTTCACCTCAATTAGGTGCAAACTTAGATACAAATTCACACAATATTTTAATTGATGATGCACATTTTATTGCAGACGAAAATGGTAATGAACAAATTATATTTCAAACAACAAGTTCAGCAGTTAATCAATTTGATGTAACTAATGCTGCAACAGGTAATCCACCATCAATAAAAGCTACTGGTGGTGACACTAATATTGATTTTAATATAAGTGCAAAAGGCACAGGGCATGTAACTGTTTTAGGTGATACAAATTCAGGTGCTATACAATTTAATTGTGAAAATAATTCTCATGGTCAAATATTAAAAGCACAACCTCACTCAGCAAGTGTTACAAATGAAATGTTATTACCTGATGGTGCTAATTCAACTTTAGTATCTCTTGTTGCAACACAGACTTTAACAAATAAAACTTTAACATCACCTAAAATAAATGAAGATGTAGCAGTAACTTCTACTGCAACAGAATTAAATTTATTAGATGGTATTACTGCTGGTACAGTATCTGCTTCATTAGCAGTTATAGTTGATTCAAATAAAGATATAACAGGATTTAGAAATGTAACTTTAACAGGTGAATTAGATGCAGGATCACTAGATATTAGTGGGGATGCAGATATTGATGGTACATTAGAAGCAGATGCTATTACAATTAATGGTACAACTTTAGCTGAAACTATATCAGATACTGTTGGAGCAATGGTAGGATCAAATACTGAAACAGGTATTGCTGTAACTTATGATGATGCAGATAATACATTAGATTTTGTTATATCAGCTTTACCATTAAGTAGTATAGATATTGATGGCGGTACAGATATAGGTGCTGATTTAACTACATCAGATTTAATAGTAGTAGATGATGGGGCTGGTGGAACTAATAGAAAAGCTGCATTATCAAGACTTACAACTTTTATGACAGGTCAAGGCTTTAGTACAGATGACCCTACAGCTCTAGCCATCGCACTCGGCTAGAAAATAAACATTGACTTTTTTTAAAACAACGATATAATATTATAAAGTAAATAGGAGGAAATAAATGGCAAATACTTTTAAGGTAGTAACATTTGCAGCAGAACCCGCTTCGGCTGGCACAGCGTACAAGATGTACACTTGTGCAGGTAGTACAACTACAGTTGTTCTAGGCCTGATTCTTACTAACATTCATACAACTGCAGTAACTGCAGAGGTAGAATTAGTTAGTGATACAGGCAGTAGAGGTGGTGCTAACAATGTTACAAATGGTACTTCATTTTTAGCCAAAGATGTGTCAATTCCCGCTGGAACTTCACTGGAGTTATTATCTGGCGGTAAGGTAGTATTAGAAGCAACTGACGAAATAAAGATTGACTGTTCAGTAGCTGATAAATTATCAGGCACACTATCTATAATGGAGATCACATAAGATGTCCTATATTGGCAAACCACCCGCAGAACACTTTACTTCATTTGCTACTCAAACATTTAGTACGAGTGCTACTACCTCCTATACACTCGATCATGCTGTAACTAATGAAAATGAACTTGCATTATTTGTAAATAACGTAAGACAACAGCCAGGTTCAGGTAAAGCATACACTGCTACGGGAACAGCCTTGACGTTATCTGCGGCAACAGCTACGACAGATACGATGTACTGCATATTTTTAGGTAGAGCATTACAAACTGTAACACCTTCAACTAATAGTATTACTTCTGATATGTTGGCACCAACTTTAATAAGTGGGGAAACTGCTTTAACAGCACCTCCTGC